AAATAAGACTTCCGTTTCCGAGCAGGCCCGTCTCACGGTTATAGTCTGCACTGACAAAGTTGTTATTCGTCGGTGCTGTTCCCGCCAGCGGGACGAGCGCACCGGAGAGCGTGCGCGCACCGGCGAGGATGCAGGAGGATTTCAGGGCTGTCCAAATGCCGTCGTTGTGGCAGCCGACGATGAAATCTGTGAACGCCGATTTCACGCCAGATTCCAAACTTTGACCATCGGCGGCTTCAACGGCGGCGATATAGGCTTTTGCGGCCAGCATGGCTACATCCGTGGTCGGCACGCGGAGGGGGGAGAGTTGGCCGTAGAGAGGGCTAATCATAATTTAAATTTCCCTTGTTCGACCACGCGCCGGTGGCGCTGGATTCGGTGCTGGAGGTGCCAGCGGCGTTGAAGATGGTGCGGGAGATTTCCCAGTTGGCGCTGTCGTAGACGCTGCCGGAGCTTGGGAAGTCGGCGTAGAGGAGGAAGCCGAGGAAGGTGGTGGTGCCGTCGCTCGAAATGTCGAAAGACCAGACGCGGTCGGGGGCGTCTTTGGTTCCGGCCAGTTTGTAGACTTCGCCGGTGGAGGGGTGCTTGGCGTAGATTCGGCGGTCGGTGTGATTGACCGAGATCGCGCCGGGGGCGAGTTGGTCGGCGGTTGGGATTTTGCCCGCGACCGTCGAGAGTTTGGGAACTATTTGTGTGTTTGCCATGTGGCGGGTTTTGTTTCGCGGATTTAGACCCCCCGCGTGGCGAGGCGCTATTTGAGCGCCCCGCCGGGGTTGCGGGTTTAGGGACTAGTAAGAACCGCCGTCGATGGTCGTCTCGAGGGCAGTGATGCGGGTCTCGTGGTCGGCGACATCGGCCTCGACTGCGTCCAGGCGGCTGTCCGCGCTGGCGTTTTCGAGGGTGGTGATGCGGTTGGACAACGAGGTGTCGGCTGTCGAACGAGTCGAGCTCTCGGCATCCAGATTGGTCTGGACTGCGGCGATGTCGGACTCGAGGCCGGACACATCCGACGCGCGGGCAGCGGCTTCGGCGCTGACTGCGGCGATGCGGGCGGACTCTTCAGCAACGATATCGGCCTCGGCGGCGGTGACGCGGGTGGTCAGCGCGCTCAAGTCGCTCGAGACGCCATTGATCGAGGTCTGGAGGCCGGAGTCGCCAGCGATGCGGGCGGTCTCTTCGGCGGCGATGTCGTCGTTGATCGAGGAGATTGCGGACGCCAGGGCGTTGTCGTTCGTGAGATCGACCGAATTGATCAAGCTGACGATTTCCGCGAAGCTGTCTTTGTCGGCATCAGCGGCGCTGAGGATCGCATCGATGCGGCCTTTTTCCGTGGTGATCTTGCCGTCCAAAGCGGTGTCGGCTGCTTCCAGAGCGGAAACGGCGGAGCTGATCGCGGATTGGCGGGCGGATGTCTCGGCGGCGATGTCGTCGGCGAGGTCGCTTTCGGCACCTTGAGCGCGGGAGATTTCCGCATTGAGGTTCGTGGTGAGAGTTGTGTCGGCTGCTTCGCGGGCGGATTGCTCGCTCGAAACGGCGCTGTCAACATAGGTCTTTTTGGCGAAGATGTGCTCGCCGCCGATGGCGAGAACGCCTTCGGCTGTGCCGATGAAGAGTGACTTGTTCAGCGTGTCGAATGCGACTTCACCGGTCTGCAAGGAGACGGGAGCGCCTGAACCGCGTTTGATTTTGATGATGGGATTGGCCATGGCTAATTAGGTGGTGGTGGTTTTGGTTGGGCTGTTCGTGGGTGGGTGATTGTCAAAAATTGCCAGCGTCGATGACGGGGATCATGAGGGCGTAAGCGCTCGCGGAGGGCGACCAGCGGTAGGGCATCCCCTCGTCAAGGGCCATGTAGAGGCGGTCCGGTTTTCCGATGCTCGGAAAGCTCGAGCGGCTCGGGTATTCGACGACGCTCGGCGGGAGGGTGAGTTCGAACGAAGAGAGATCGAGCGTCTGCGTGATGTTGCTCTCGGTGATTGTCGTCATGTGTAGGAGAGCGATGTGCGGTTAGCCCACGAGCCGACGGCGGTGGCGGTGGCGAGGATTTGGCCTGCGGCGTTGAGGGTGCTGCGGCGAATGGTCCAGCTTGTGGCGGTCTCGGGCAGGGCTGGCGCGGCGGGGCGGTCGGCATTGAGGAGGCGGCCGCTGTAGGTGGTGAGGCCGTTGGCGGATTGGTCGAACGCGTAGATGTAGAGGGTGGGATCGATGGGGCGCTGGACGGTGCGCAGGCCAAGGGCGGTGCAGGAGATTTGCATTCCGGCACTCGGCGCGGTGTCGAAGGTGATCGTGCCGGTGGCTTCGGAGACGAGGTAGTCGGTGCCGGGGGTTTGGGTGACGCCGTTGAGGGCGACGAGGACATGCTCGGGGTCGGAGCTGACGAGGCCGTCGATTGGGAAGGTGGTGGCAACGCCGTTGCCGATGCGGACCGTTGTGTTGATCGAGAGGCCGGGGGCGGCGGCGATGATGAAATCCGACAGGCCGATGATGTTTGTGGCCTCGAGCGGGGTGATTTTTTCAACGAAGTCGGCATTGGTGATGCCGTCGCGGAACCAGTATTCCACCACGGCGCTGCCGCTCTCGATGCCGATCGTGAGGCCTTTGTAACGGAGGGCGCTGGTGATGTCGGCGAGCGCGGCGGCGGTGCTGGCGTAGGGGCCATATTTCGCATCGATGGGCTTGGCGGCTCCTACGACGATTCCGGCTGAGAGTTCGATTCCGGTGGGCATCAGGAGTTCCTCAATTCGATGTTGGCCGCGGAGTTCGTGAGCGCTCCGCTGGAGGTGTGGATTTTGTAACCTTGCGTCCAGAGTGCGGTGGTGACGCTGAGGGTGGCGACGGGGGCGAAGACGACGGTGATTGCGCCGTTATCGAGGGCGGTGACGAAATACCGGGTCTTGGTCGTGCTGGTGCTGGGGTAGGCCACGGCGATGTATTGGGCGCTGGGGGCGTAGGGGATGGTGAGCGTGCCGGTGGAGTCGGCGATGACTTTGGTGGCGGTGCCGTTTTCGATCGCGGCGACCATGGCGGCGGCGCTGATCGGGCTGGAGGAGCGGAAGTGGTAAAATGGATGGACGCCGGTGATGGTGGGCGCGCTGGTGCTGTCGGTGGCTGTGCCTGCGGCGCGTGAGGCGGCGAGGTTGGTGCCAGAGACGCCTTTGTTGTCGGAGTATGTGCCAGAGCCTGCGGCGTGGGCGGCGGTGACGGCCCAGTTGTTCGAGCCGGAGACGACGGCGGTGGTGAAGGTGAGCGTGTTGCCGGGCTGGGTGGTGGAGGAAATGCCGGTGCCGGTGAAGGTGTAGGCGGTGGCGTCGCCGACGAGGGGATTGGCATTTGTGGAGCCGTTGCCGTCAAGGATGGTGCCGCGCCCGAATGTGGCGGTGAGAGTGCGGGCGATGCTGCTGCCGATCTCGAGCACTCCAGAGGATCCGCTCACGGCGAGGGCGATGGATTTTGCGGAGCCGACGGAGGCGAGGATGGTGGGGAAGAGGATGTCGTCGAGCACTTGGACGATGTTCTTGGATTTCCACGCGCTGGCTGGCGCGGCGGGGGCGCCACCGACGGCGACGGAAACGACGCCATCGGCGATGGAAGAGTTGTAAGCGGTGGCGAGGGAGTTGCCGGAGATGGCGAGGCCGGAGTTCGCGGGAGTGGTCGGCGTAGGGGCCAAGGTCTCCACCGCGCTGGCGAGGTCGGTAATGTCGGCGGCGAGGTGGGTGTGATCCTCGGGCGGGAACTCGGTGGGCTTGCCGGTCAGGGAGGACCAATCGACGGGAGGCGAGACGGCGACAACCGCCTCCGCGAAGTCGGTGATATCGGCGGAGGTGTGGGTGTGGACGGTGGGGGCTTTGCCGTCGATCTGCGTCTGGAGACTGCCGATCGAGGCGGCTGCTTCGGCGATGCTGTCGAGCGCGGATGGGTCCAGATTCGCGGCGAGATAATCAATCCGCGTCGAGAGCGCGGCATCTCCTGCGATGCGTGCATTTTGCTCCGTGGTCAGGTCGGCACTGCGGGCGATGGTAGCGGCGAGGCGGGCGTCTGGCAGCGTGCCGGTGGTGAGCAGGCTGGCGTCGGTGGTGGGAGGCGCGGCGGCGACGACTGCGGCCGCGAAGTCGGTGATCTTTGTGGAAAGGTGAGGCGCGGGCGGGAACTCGGTGGGCTTGCCGGTGATGGCGTCCCAGGTCGTCGCCAAAGTGGTGACAACGCCATCCGCGTCGATGGTGGCGAAGTCTCCGTTCGGCAGGAGGTAAAGCCGCTTGCCGGAGGCGGGAACCTGTGGCGCACTTCCGGCGATGCCGAAATTGATGAAGCGGACGAGATTGCTCATGGTGCGGTCGGGGCGGCCATGAAGCCGATTCCGTTGTTGCTGCTTTGCGCGAGAAAGGCTTGGCGGGTTCGGAGGGGCGTCATCCACTTGTCGTTGTCGGTGCCTGCTTCGGCTTCGCCTTGCGTGGCTTTGCCGTCGGGAACTGCGGCGGGGGTGCCTTCGGTGCCGAGGATGACAGAGTTTTGAATCTCGACCTGGAGGGTGGCGGTGCGGAGGGCTTGCGTGGGGGCAGTCCACTTGACCTCGAGGTAGGCGGCGATGCTGTCCGGGGACGAGGAGAAGGCGGCCTCGACCGGCTGGGTGTTGAGATCAAGGATGGTTTGGCCGTGGGCCGCCAGAGCGAGGAAGTTGGAATCGGAGAACGAGGACTTGAGCGCGACGGTGGTCTGCGTGCCGGGGATCGCGGAGATAACCACGCCGTTCTCAACGAAAATGACCTCGATGGGCACCTGGTCGCGGCGCTTGAGGACGAGCGTCTGCAACGCGACATTGCTCGCGGCGGACTTCACGAAGCGCCGGTTTTTTTGATCGAGGAAAAGTTTCATGCCGCTCGAGGAGCGGCAGGCTGTCAAATCGGGCGGCTCTCCGAGCGTCTCCTAATGCGGAGAGCGGAAGGCGGAGGGCGGAAAGAGGCGGTTAGATTTCCGGTTTCAGCGCTCCGGTTTCCTCGGTTCGGCGGCTTCCCATTTACCTATCGGGCAGCGCTCGGTGGCCATGCGGAGCTTCGCCCAGGTCGAGCATCCGCACTTGGCACAGCGGCCTGTGTTGTTCAGCGCGGTAGCGTCCCACTCGGGGCAGGCGCGGCAGGTGGCTTCGCGGGTGGCGAGGATGTCTGGCGGGGTGGCGGTGAAGCCGCTGGATGTCCAGTTGAGGAGGGATTTGCCCAGGCTGGCGGCTTGTTGCGGGAGGCTTGGCGGATTGGCTTTGACCTGCGCGGCGTGCTCGGGCGTGTTTTCGCCGCGATCCATGCAGAGGGAGCATGTTCCTTTACTAGGGCGTCCGCCGTGCAAGCTGAGGCCGCAGGCGTTTGCGTGAGCTGAGATCGGCGTAGCCCAAGGGCAGTTCATGAGATGGTGATCACCGCCGAATAATTAGAGGTGTTACATTGCGTCTCATAAATTGGCATTCCCATCTCTTCGTCGTAACCCACTTCAATTTGCCGGCATCCCGTCACTGGGAATGCAAATGAATGGGTGCCCATTAAATTAGCCTGCGCCACAGTTATGCCTCCGGAGCCGTTTGCCCCATAATCAGCGGGGCCGCCAAAAACATAAGATGCGCCAATCGAAAACTCACATTCTTCAGCTCCTTTTGTGATTGTAAAACTCACGCCAACATTGACATAAGATGCGCCCCAATTATAGCTCACACTATTTGCCGCGCCACAGAGACTGCCGCTCGCCGTGCCTGCGACTTCTGCATCGAGGTCTTGTGTGGAGTATTCAACCGGAGCGAATGGCTCAACGATCGAAACAGATTGCGATGTAAGGTTAAATGTAAAGTATTGACCATCGCTGATGGTGCCGCCGATTGTTATGGAGGTGGCCTCTATTGCATCTTCTAAAACTGGACACTCGCCGCAACTCAGACCAGGAGTGCAGCACGCGCACGACACCGCGCGGAGGCCCGCCTCGCCGTCGGTTTTGATTTTGAGCTTGTTGTCGGAGGTGCGACCGAGGGTCATACAAAGGCGGAGAAGGGAAGGCGGAAGGCGGAGAGGGATTTCCGGTTTCCGGTCTCAGGTTTCCGGTTCTGCATCAGCATTCCTCTGTGGCGAGCCATTGCAGCACGCCGCCGACGGCTCCGAGGACATGCGTTCCGCTCGAGGGCACGGCGGGGATTTTGAGTTTCCGCGAAGGGTGGCCGCCTTGGCCTGTGGTCGTCTCGATGAGCGATTCGTCGGCATCGAGAGTTGCGAAAACAAAGTTTTTATCCAAGTCGCTGGCGCGGATCTGGTATGGGTAGCCACCGTTTGCGGGGTTGCCTCCCTGCTGTGCCGCTTGCTGGAATGAGACTGGTGGGTCGGCGGGCATTACTATTGCGACTCAAACGAGGCAAATTTTATTTGCACTGAGTAAGTTGAGCTTTGGTTGTTTTCGTTTTTAATTGTAAATCCAAAAACCTCATAGATATCTTCCAGAACCCACTTGTAATGATAGTAAGTCCCAAATGAGTCGCTTGTTATATCATCCAATACACGGTTAAATTTAAACGCTCCACTCATATGAACCGCTGGGCTCGGCGGAGTATTGTTATTTTGCACTGTCGCTGGCGGTAGCCCGCTGAAAATGGGCGGGGTGTAAGAAAAAGATGTTCCGTTAATTTTCGCGCTTCCGCCGAGATAGGTAGATATCGGGGTATTTGTTGCGGGAATTAGCGTAGTCGGATCGCCAAGATTCCAAGACCCATCGGGAGCGTTCAGGTTGTTTGCCTCAACCAAATAAACTTCGGCAGAGCCATTTTTACTAACGGAGTTCCAAAAAATCGACCCCGGCCAGACATTTGGCCCAGGAGCAGCATGCGAGAAGGTCATGGCCTCTCTTGACGGCGCGGCCGTGCGCTGCCAAGCGCCAAGCGAGACCGTCGTCGGGGTTGCTTTATAGGCAACCGTCCACTCGTCAAAACGGCCGTAATTGACCGCCTCTGCAAGCACGATCTGTTCTGGCGTATTGAACGAAACTTCTGTGGGCTTATTTAAACCAGCCAAGGAGGATGTCGAAAAAAACTCCGATATTTGAACCGTCTCAAGAGCTTGGCCAGTCAGGCGAAAGACTTTCAGATTTTCGGAAATAGATACATTTGGCGATGCCGATTTTGGCGTGACAAATTTCCAAATCAACTTGTCGGCAGTGACTTCAATAAAGTAGGCCTCGAGTGTAGGCGCCCCCCCATTTGTCGCCGTAAAACTAGCTGAAAACCCTTGCACTCCCAGCTCCTTTGAGAATGTCTTATTTCCCGTCGTATTGACGCGACCGTAGGCTGTGACGGTGCATTTGATAAACCCATCGCCGGTGTCTTGGTAGTCGGGTGCTGGAAAGATGTAGGCGCCATCGATGCACGGCTGCGATTCGGTGATGGCGTCGCCTTCCTCGAAGGCGTCGTAGGTGGCCAAGGCTTTCGGCGCGATGTAGGTCTGCTGGATGAGGCAGAGGCCGCTTGAGAAGGTCTTCGTGAGGCGGTCGCCTTGCTTGATCCATGGCGATGCGGCGGTCTTGCGGAAGATGATTTGTGGCATGGTGGCTAGGCGGTGAGGGCGGCGACGGGCAGGCGGGGTTCGATTTTTTCGAGGAGAACTTTAATGGCATCGACCATGCCTTCGAGGCCACCGCCGGATTTTTTGTCGGAGCCACTGGCTTCGGAGGCGGTTTTGCCTGCTTCGCCGGGCTTGTCTACGGAGGGGGAGGTTTTGGCGAGGGCGCCTGCTTCGCC